TAGTCCATCTAATGCGAACACTACATTATGTTTAATAGGCAATGCTTGATATAATTGTCGCCACCAACTAGTAGATCTTAAACTTCCATTTGTGTGTATATCAATCTGTACACTAGGTGCTGTTTCCTTAACATATTGACACATATCAATAAGATCGGAATTCATCAACGGATCACCGAAATTACCACAAAAATTAATTTGCTCAAGCTGTGTTAAAACATCTGCTGTAAATATTTTTATAAAATCATCTATGGTCCATTCATTAATAGAAAGTAATGGATTTTCAATACCGCCATGTATATTACGAGGACACATAGGGCAACTGGCCTGGCACCTGTTGGTAATCTCCACGTGAACGCTTTTAAGTTCATTAAACTTAAACATTTTTCTTTCCTATAATCATCCATCGAGTATATAAGGGTAATTCTAATTCTCCCGCCCATAACACATCTATATGGCTTTGTTCTTTAAATTCTTCCAAGCTATCAGCTGTTCTTATATGTTCTTCTATTTTATAATTGTTACTCTGTAATACCAATAGTTGATCGTTATTTCTATTGCGTAGCCATTGTTCATACTGTAGCTGAGAAATATGTTCGCAACTGGTATTAATAACAATGTCTACAAATGATATGAGATTACACATATCTACAGTTATCGCTTTGAACCTTCCCTCTATTTCTTCTTTCTTGTTCATGAGTACAGCAATAGGTTCAACCGTAGGATCTATGTCTATGCTACAAATTTTATTCACAGGTATATTACTCTGAAACAGCATACTGGCTAGTACACCAACCCAACCACCGTGTATTTCAATACTTACTTGATCATGATGTACGTAATTATCTAAATTACTGATTAGCCATTCTTTGCTTTTAAGTTGCCCGGACCAAAAGGCATCCATAGTCCGCATAGGATCTTTACTTTCACGGATAGCACACATCCAGTAGTGTAGATGGTCAGTATCAATTAACAAACTGTTCTCCTAGTTTATCATACTTGCCACATTGTCTACTACACTCTATTAAAGGAGTAGTTTCTATTTTATTAAAGTACCCCGATTCAAATATTGACAATAAAGATGAATTGTTTAAATTGGGGAATACTTCTATATTATCCATATAATCAATACGGTTTGATTGTTTAGGCAACTGCCAGTTTAAATCTAGCCAACAGCATGGAACAACCGTACCGTCTGATGAAATATAAATTTGCTTATTTTTCTTAGCCTTACAATTAATTTCTTTAGATAAGAAATTTTGTCGAACTAACGATACTATGTTTGTACTATAGTCTGTAGGATAAAGGATGTGTGTAGTTTGACCTTGTTCATTTAATACGTGAAACTTATCTTCTACAAATCTCGAAGTATGTTTTAGGCTAAATTTTTTGAATCCAAGTTGTTGGCTAAGAATACGGCAGTCTTCTATCTGATGCTCATTGTGTTTAAATGCCAACATGTGCCATTCGGCCACACCGCCGGCTTCGATAAACGCTCGAGCATTTTCTATAATCTTATTGTAGTTTGTATCTATTCTATATAGACTGTGAGTGTCAGCTAGACCGTCTATGCCAAAAACTACTCTAGTTCGAGTATAAGATAGTTGTTCCCACCATTGGGTACTGCGAGCACTACCATTGGTGTGCATACTCAATTGTATACTAGGATTAGTTTCTCTAATGTGTTGGATTATTTCTAAGCAGTCTTGTGCTATTATAGGATCTCCTAAATTACCACACATAAACAAACTATCTAACTGTTGTATTAATGATACATGAAACCACTCTTTGAATTGATCTAAAGTAATTTCGTTTAATGCAATTAGGGGATTCAATATGCCGCCATTTATACGTCGTGGACACATAGGGCAACGTGCTTGGCACTTGCTGGTTAATTCTAAATGGATATCTTTTATATCTTCTAATTTATACATTTTGGTATTTTGCTATCTGCACTGCTAACACAACTAGGTGTCGAACATAGTCGAGGGGCGGAAAACAAAGTAAATTTTTCTATCGTACCCAAAGGCTTATCATGACAGCTATAGGCTCTTTTAACTTCAGTACCTTTAATTATAACACTTTGATACCCGCTATTACAAGTCCAATTGGTAAAGCTATTAAAACCTAAAGCGTTGAATCTCTCAGCTTGATCTATAAAATAATTCTGATCACCATCGGTTAGTCTAATTTGATAACCTGCTTGCTGTTCAAAATCATTACGCATAATATTGATCATGTCTTCAGTGTATCCATCTACAATAGCTGTAGCTGTATCATTGCTTTGAGGTTTGAGTGTTACATTGATTCCACGTTCGCGTAAACGGTTACAGCGTTCTAGTGTTTCATAAAACTTGTCTGGAACCATAACTTGATTAACTGTTACGTGTACTCGCTCATACATCAGCTGTAAACATTTGTCACCGAACTCTTGCTCCTTGGCAAATTCTGCGTGAAAACTTGCTGTAATACTTCTACGTTGTAAACAGTCAGTGATATCACACCAATTCTTCCACCATTTTGAACCTGGGCTTAAATTGGTAGTCATGTGTATACTTTGGTAAGAACTTTCAGTTTCGTCTAGGTGTTTTATTAAATTAGGAAGCTCTCTATAAGCAGTCGGCTCACCTCCGCTAAAACTCCAATGGAATTCGGTAAATCCGTTCAAACGAGCTTGACGTTTTATCTCGTCGACTGTAGACTTATATACTTCTAAAGTTTGATAATCCAAACTATCGCTACGAGCATAGGGCCAACAATAGGAACATTTATAGTTACAAAACCTGCCCAATATCCAACTAATGTTAAATAAAGGACGATCCAACATTGTTTGTTGTCCAAATTTGGTAATTTTGGCAAAGGGTATAGTAGAGAATTCCATTGACAGTATTTACACGAGGTGTTATAATAATTACGTGGACGTGAGTGTAACTTGGTAAACCTCCTCCTAGTAAGCTGACCCCCAGCTGAACGGAGGGAACGGGTCTTGCCCTTAGGGTGACTTTGGAAGTTCGAATCTTCCCGTCCACACCATTTTAATAGGCACAGAAAGGCACATGATGAAAAAGGCAATGGCAGTAGCACTTGTATTAGCAACCACTAGCGTGTTTGCTTATGATGATAATCCAACAGCACAATTTGATGCTACTCGCAATATGACTAATCAAACTAAGATTACATGGAAGGCTGTGAGTAATGTTCAAGCCGAGTGTAATAAAGAATCTAAAAGACTAGCTGGGCGTGATTTTGGTTATGCTGTACAGGCCTGTAGCTTTTGGGAAAAAGAAAATGGACAAGATACCTGTACTATAATTACAGGCAAACACACTAGTATGCACAGCATTGGGCACGAGATGCGCCACTGCTTTCAAGGTAATTGGCATGAATAAACGAGTAGCAAGTAGTCCTGAACGACACACCTTTCAAAAAGAAGGGTATATCAAACGCTGTGAAGAAAAGGGCAAAGAGCCAAATCCTGACTATGTTGCCATGTACAAGACTTGGCGTGAGCAAGATGAAGAAAATCTAAAAGACCCTACTTGGCAAAAGAACAACATGGAGTATGATCTACGTAGTTCAAAAGAAATGTGCGACAAAGTCAAGCAGTCGGATAACTATGCTCAAAACTTGTATGCCGCAATGTGTAACATGACTTGGCAATGTAGAGAGTTTTGGCAAGAGATGAAAGGCGAAACTTGGAGTTGCAGTTGGCGCCATGCTGGCGGTATAATTGCTGACATGCGAGAACAAGGCGACTATATTGATTGGTACTGTAGCGGTATTGGCAATCCAGAATTAGGCAATGGCCTAGACGGTACTGTGCCAGACGTCACTGACGGCCGTGACTATGTACCAGAAGGAGTAGTTACTGAAGAAATTGAATTGGACCTGAACCGACTAGGCTGGAGACCAATTCCTTATAGCGATGACTAAGTTTAAGGTTAAATACTAATATGAAAACAAATTGGATTATAACCGTAGAAGAAGATCCGGAAACTGGTGATTTACTATTGCCATTTCCGGATGACTTTTTAGAAACACAAGGGTGGAAAGAAGGAGACACATTAGAGTGGACCGACAATGCTGATGGTAGTTGGACTATTCAAAAAGTAAACTAATGGCTAAAGACGATATTATAGAATTAACAGGCTCTGTTGAAGAAGTACTACCCGGCAACATGTTCAGGGTAAAAGTAGAAAATATGCCAAACACACTACTATGTTATATGGGTGGCAAATTAAAGCAGAATAAGATTAGAATCATTTTAGGCGACAGTGTTCGATTAGAAGTCAGCCCATATGATCTAACAAAAGGTAGAGTAACTTATAGGTTGTAATTATGAACATCATTCTCGAACGTGTATATAATGTATGTAAAAAAGTTCGAGAAGACTGTCCTGAGCAGACAACTTTCAAAAACCTTATTGGTCGAACACGCAATACATTCAAATTATACGATTTTGATATTGCTATCAAAAGTAAAAAAGATCGAGACTTAGACGTAGACAAATGGTATGTTATGGCTTACTACGACAGTGAGAATGACTATAATATGGATACCGCTATAGAAGTCAT